CGGGAAAACTTTGCTGGGATTGCGAGTTTTAGGGTAAAACTACGTATCCTGAGTGGCGCAATGAATCCGAGAACGATCCAGGCGGCTGATATAGTCGCAGCTATCTTTACAAGCACTCAACTTGAAGATTACGGTAACGTAATTCTCAACGGCTACCAATCGACAGTACCTAACACTGTCAACAAAAAGGCGTGGCAGTACGGAAGAACTCTGACACCCCCTGTCAATTTACCTTCCCTTGTCCAAGTGCGCCCCGCCCTTAAAGGATGGACCACCAACTATGGTGAATATTACACCGAGCTCCCCGTAAATGCCTACGGAGTGAATCCGGGTGATCCTACCGGGTTCTATTACACCGTTCACTCATTCACCCAGGCGACCGGCTCCATCGTCACTATCGGCGCTCCGCAGTCTGGTTACAATTACACTCCCGGAACCTACACAAACGTTGCAACATTCGGCGGATCTGGCACCGGAGCTACTTTAGATATCACGGTCAACACTGACGGACTTGTGACCGCAGCCACACTCAATAACCCTGGCACCGGATACACTGCAGGCGATGGCCTCGGCACCCTGGCAATCGGTCCGGGTCTTAAGTTCGCCGTCTCAGTCATTACGACAACCATCAGCTCACTGGCTGGTGAGCCAAAATGGGCTCAGTCACCTCGTGGTATTTCAAGTAATGGGGTCATCCCTACCACCGGAGGCCTGTATCCAGTCCCCGACCGCAAAGACGCTCCGCCAATTGGCTCACTGTAGTTTACCGAGCGGAAAACAACCTATACTACTTACATGAAAACTGAACGCCCTATGCCAAGACTTACAGAGTTGGGTTATCCGATCCTTTCGAACAATTTGTCCGAGAGGATTTTTGGTAAGCAGGGGTCTCCTGCGATGAGCCGCCTCTCGAAACAAAGAGCAGAAAATCTGCTAAAAGAGTTTGATATTCAGACCCCGGTTGACTATCCGGAACACCTTTACGACGGGCCACTCCCTCTCCCTAACCTGAAAGGAGAAGATCTTCAAGAGCACTTTGCCAATATCGCTAAGGAACAAATTGGCACCTACAAGGAACTCGCCGATGAGTTTGCGGTTGCGAAACTCCCGGAACTCCCTCCGACTGACAAGCTAGTGTTCAACCCTGGCTGGACGCGCTACACAAAAGTGCGTGGCAAGTGGAAGACGGAGTCTGTGCCCTACCCTCTGGAAAAGGCATTTACCTTTGACACCGAAACTTTCGTGCATGGCGGCGCGTTCCCTATCATCGGAACCGCGTTGAGCGCAAAGGCAGCTTACATCTGGTTAGCCTCTGAGCTTATTGACCCAACAATCCCCGAGGATAAATGGGACCAGCACGAGCTGATCCCGGTTGGACGACAGCGATTTATCGCTGGACACAATATTAGTTACGATCGCGTGCGTGCCCGCGAGGGTTACAGCCTCGAAAATACCAAACCCGAAAACTTTTATTTTGACACCCTCTCTGCACACATTGGCGTATCTGGTCTTGCCTCTGGCCAGCGCTGGTTATATGTTCTGGCTGGTAAGAACCCTGAGGATCTCACTGATGAAGAGAAGCGAAAGCTAAGGTATGCACCGAAGTGGCTAGACGAAGGCTCTACCAACTCTCTTGTGGCCACCTATAATTTCCACGTTTATGAAGTTCGCAAATACTTTGGGGATGACGTGCAACCTTTGGGTGCAGGTGACAAGGCAGTCCGAGACATCTTCGTCAAAGCAACGCATCTGAGTCAGATTCGACAGATGCTAACGGAAGCCGTCGACTACGCCGTAAAAGACGCCTATTACACTGCCGAGCTTTTCCAAGCGATCTGGCCAAAGTATCTTGATGCAACTCCCAGTCCAGTCGCTCTTTGCGGGCACTACCATTTGAACGGTTCGATCGTTCCTCTCGTTCCGCAATGGGAAGAGTGGATTCAGAATGTTGAACGAGTCTTCGAGGAGCACAATGCTGAGATGACTCAGATCTGTAAAGATTTGGTGTGGAAGTATTACGACGAGTGGCGCGAGCATTACTTCGCAGAGCCTGGCATGGCTGAAACGTGGATTGCGAAAGATCCCTGGATCTCCCAGCTTGACTGGGAAGTGAAGTCAGTCAAAGGCAAGTATGCTCATGTTCCTAACTGGGTCCGTCCGTTCATTCGCGATCCCGATACCCACATCGGCGTAAAGAGCAATCTGTCTCACTTGCTGCTCAAACTCCAGTGGGAGAACTCTCCGATGATCCTCACAAAAGATCAGGGATGGTGCTTCCATAACGAAGCCGGTGAGCTTACGAAGATTCCGCACCCAAAAGGAAACGGCGATAACGTCGGCGGCGTCCTGAGCAAAGACTTCGTTGATGACATGAAGGTTGGGCGCCTGAGCTCCGATATGTCCGAAGCCAAGAGAGCTCTTGAGATTGCAAACGCTGTGTCCTATTGGACTTCTGTGCGTAAGCGCGTGATGGATCGAATCTTCCTGCGTGCCCACAATCCCTACGGCGAAGACGCTCTAGTCACCCTGCCAGAGATCCTTGCTCACGGAACCGTCACCCGTCGAACCGTAGAGTCCCTGATGGTAACAATGTGCTCGACGAAAAACTGGCGCATAGGCACCGAGCTCAAGTCTCGCGTACAGGCTCCGGATGGTTGGAAGATCGTGGGTGCTGACTTCGACGGCCAGGAAATGCAGATTGCTGCGATTTACTCCGATAAATGGGAAGGGGGCCACGTTGGATGCTCTCCGTTTGGTTACAACGTGCTGTCCGGTTCGAAAGAAGCAGGCACGGACCCGCACTCTGCCCTGGCCAAGCTGGCTGGTGTTGATCGTGACACCGCTAAGATCGCTGGTTTTGCTATCTTGTATGGCGCTGGCGTGCGTGCGGTTCAGACTTACATTCGTAGGAAGTATCCCGAAAAATCACCAACCGAAGTGAAAAACTTCGCTTACAAAATGCTTGAGGGTAAGAAAGGCAAGCTGAGAAACGGGTTGTACGAAGGCGGTTCCGACAGCGGTTGTTTCAACTACATGGAAGAAATCGCTATGAGGTCCCGGGTTCCAACACTCCCGTGCCTCGGAACCAAGATTTCGACCGCGATGCGTCCTGCTGCTGTTGGCGACGACTTTAAAACAGGTCGAGTCAACTGGACGATTCAATCCTCAGGCGCTGAGATTCTTTCAATCATGCTCACCGCTGTGCACTGGCTCGCAGAGGAGTACAAGATTCCTTGCAGATTTATTCTCAGTATTCATGACGAGATCTGGTTCCAAACTCCAGAAAAGTATGCTGAACAATTCGCCGTTCTCTTCCAGATTGCTCACGTTTACACCTGGTCCCTCTTCCACTCGGCAGTGGGTATCCCAGACCTCCCTCTATCCCGCGCCTTCTTCTCGAGCGTTGCGATTGACGACCGTCTTCGCAAATCTCCGCGAGAAAAAACTGTCACTCTGTCCAATCCCGACGGAGAGAACGAACCGTTCGGCGAAGAACATTCAATGTATGAGCTCGCTGAGCTCGGCGCTGTTCAAAAACTCACCACCCGTTACGAAGCCATCAAGAAAGGAGTCATCTAATGAAACGCAAAAAGTCCCGTGTTGAAAACGTTGGTGTGCAACTCTTTCAAGGAGTTGTCGATACCTACTACCTGACCGTACCTTACGACAAAAAGAATCGCGTCATCCCTTCCTCCGTGGAATGCGCTTACAACTCCCGTTACTTCGGTCTGCAAGAGACCGTTAACATGCTCAAAGCACTCTGATGGGCTTCCCTCTTCCTGCTGATCCAACATATCGAAAACTCGTTGTTACCTTCTGGCTCGAAGATATCGACGATCGTCTCGAGATAAATGCGAGGCAAGATGCGGAAAAGAGCTGGAAGATTGCCAATGAGATTTACCTGTCTCTCCCTCCCGGAACAGGAGACCCAGATATCGAGGACTGGATCTTTCGGCAACGGGTAAAACTTGATCAACTCAACGACATCTAAACTATGCGAACTATTTCTGACGACTCGGTGCAATCCACCCCGGTAAACAAAAAAGCAGCCAAGCCCTCTCTTGAAACCTTCTCAACAACCATCAGTGACGGTCGCACGATCACCATCCGCGAAATGACGGGACGTGATCTGATCTTCATGGAAAAAGAGCTGACGAAAGCTGGCGATGTCGAGAAAGGCATGAAGATTATCGAGCGTCTGATCGTGGGTGATGATAAAATCACATACGATGAGATTCTTGATCTTGGCGTTCGCGACTTTAAAAAACTCAGCAACCTCGTTGCCGAGGCAAGTGGTGGGGATGACGAAGACCCAAACTAATCGTCGAAGATCTTGAGGATTTTACTTACATCGTAACCACAAGATCCGGGTCTCCCTTCCACATCCGCGAAGTCCGGCCAAAAGACTTTTACTTCGCTCAAATACTTCGGCAACAAGAAAAAGGGTACATACCCTTAGTAATGAAACTGCTTCTAAACTCGGAAGTTCTAGATACAACTCCTTTATCTCAGACTCAAGAAGTTTTTAAGTGGATAAGTGAAAATGTCTTAGATCAAAATGTTCTAACAGTAGAAAACTGGTTAGAAGTTTCATTTCACTTATGTAAACAACGCTGGGACTCCTCCGTTGACTGGTTAGAACGACAGCCAATGAGTAAGATTCAAACCATGATACAGATTGTTAAGACCCACGCCGAAGAGCAAGAAAAAGAAGCCAAAAAAGCTGCCAAAAGGAAGAAGTGATTAACTTCAAAGTCCAAGGTAACGGGCTGACACCAATGAACTTAAACTGGTGGAAGCCCACAAAAGAAGAATGGACTCCCGTCCTTCTCGACGATCACCCCGCTTTCTGGCGCAAAGAGGTTGATCCTACTACAGGACGACCCTGGGATCGTCTTAATCCGCGATACGAGGCCTGGAAAGCGGAGAGATACCCTGGTCAACCCATTCTACGGGCGACCGGGGCGATGCTCGACTCCGCCTATATCTTTACGCGCGGCAATAAATTCATTGTTCGCTCTACAGATTACGGAGCTTATAACCAGTTCGGAACATCCAAAATGCCGGCAAGACCCTGGATGGGTGTTCCCGACATCTCACTCAAGCAAATCGTTCCAATTGCTTGGAAAAACATCTTGGCCCGACGCAGATGACAGCTAAGACTCATTTTTTAAACTTTACACACACAAAGCAATGACTCGTCGTACTACTCGCACCACAAAACCCGAACCTGTGGAATCCGAACTGAAGGTCACCCCTGAGGAAGGTAAGATTGAAAACATTTCAACCGAGGTCAAGGCAACTGAACCCGTAAATCTCGAAGTCGAGACCCCCTCGGAGGAGCCTACTCCAGCCCCCGAGGCTATGCTCACAGAGAAAATTCAAACCGAATTTAGTGAGAAGCTAGCTAATCGACCAGTCGACGAAAATATCTTCGTACCCTCAAACCCAGCATCTCTGGAAAAAGCAGCTCAACAGCTTGCAAAAGAGTGTGGATTTGAGTATACCCGGGGCCGGGCGATCGGTG